TTAATTGACCTGAGAGAGTGCTTTTAAGGTCCGTTCGTCTTCCTGTTGTTGGTCTTCTTTAATCATATGAGCGTAGACGTTACGAGTGATGGAACTGTTCTTATGGCCCAACCGTTTGGAAATGTATTCCATCTTCACGCCACAATAGAGCAGGTAACTAGCGTGGGTGTGCCGCAACCCGTGAAAACTAATCCGTTTAATTCCCAATGAATTGGAGTATTTTTTAAGCAAGTTATCACACGCTCCAGGGGATGGAATACGACCACGCTTGTTCATGAAAACTAGATGATCTGGGTTATCCAATTTAGCTGCCATCTGTAAAGCATGCAGTGTTTTAAGATGATTTAAAAGATCGTCAGTTACAGTTATTGTACGAATACTAGATTCAGTTTTTGTTTTCTTAAATTTTTGGCCATAAACATAATCCCATGACTTATTAACACGGATAGTCTTGTTTTGCCAATCGATATCAGTCCAAGTCAGAGCAGAAACTTCGGCTACTCGCATACCAGTTAGTAGGCCAGTATAGATCATTGATTTTCCAGTAGAAATTAGCTTGATGTTTTTATTGACTTCGATAGCTAGCGTCTGCATGTCTTTCGCGTCAAGGTATTTTAGTTGTGCTGGTTTACCGGAGTGGCCACCTAATTCAACATGTAAGCAGAAATCGGTCTTTATTAAATTATCAGCTACGGCATCGATAATTGCAGCATGAATATGGCCATGCAATTTTTCAACAGATGATTTGCTATGATATGGTTGATTATCTGTCAGTTGTCGCTGTGCACGTTGCTTGGCATTACCGTGCACAAATTCATTGATAAATTGTTGATAACGCAGCCTTGTCATTGACGACAGTTGAACGTTAGGTAGTAACTCAGCAATTTGGCGAAGAGTATATCGATATTCTTGTTCTGTAATTCGGGAAACTTTGCCAAATTTATAGGTTTCTAACCATTTCTCGTAGTAATCTGTAAAGACTGTCGTTGTATCGGATTTTCCTATGGATTGGTCAAATTTAGCTTGTTCCAATTTAGTTGCCCACTGTTCAGCTTCTTTTTTACGAGAAAAGCCACTCTTGTTTTTAAAGTGCCGTTTGCCAAATTCATCATAGTAACTAACGCGAACGGCCCATTTGCCATTTTTCTTTTTAATACTTGCCATTTGAATTTCCTCCTTAAATTTCACCTAGGCGGGTAGAATTTTAAGGACTTGCAGACATCACCTCCTTAGTTGTGATAATATTATGTATGTAAAAAGAGCGGAGTAATCCACTGGCTTTTATTGGTAGCACATCTTACTTCTTGGCGGGAGGGGATGTGCTTTTTGTGTTATAATAGGTGAACAAAATTCATTAATTTCAAGTGAAGGTGAATAATAATGAACTACCAGTCACTCGTTATAAGCATTGTTTTATCTGGAACGTTAGGATTCTTAAATTATAATTTATTGGTAAATCAAGGTACGTTGTCTTCTTACTCTAGTAAAGAAGACCGGTCAGCATGGTGTATCTTATTTTCAATAATGAACTTTCTAATCTATACAATTATTATTAATGTGATAGCAAACAATCCAAATATTTGGAATGTAGTTTTTACCGTACTAATTACTGTAGTAACTAGTATATTAATAACATTTTTGTTACTTCGATTTTTATTTAATAGGGTTGAAATACTATTAAACAAAAGTCGGAGTAATGAAAATTTATCAATGATTTCTACCAAGACACCACATGAGTATGCTTTTGAACATCATGGTTATATGATGGTTTACATTTTTGATTTCAATCATCAATATATATCATCTGGGTTTTTAGAACATTATTCTGAATCACTTGATTTAGAACATCAACTGTTATTAACACCTGAGGAAAAAATGGAACAAAGTACATTTTCAGAGGATGAAGTCATTGAATTAATGAATAAAAACTATTCATCTATCCGAATGGAAGATTATCCACGAGTCTATATAGATAACAAAAGTAAATTAAAGTACTATATCTTTTATTTAAAAAAATAATAATTATTTTTTGGGCTTAACACTGGGCGCTGAGGTTCCGTGTGGTACTGGTGCGGTTCTGTTTGGACTGTTTCTCTGGCCAGGCTTTGGTACTACTGGTTTTATAAATTTTGTTGGCTTATCGCTCATTACTATCACCTCCTTAAAAAGCACATCTCAAACTTTGACCGGTTGGGATGTGCTTTTTAGTCCTTATAGGTCGCTATTAGCGAATGCATCCCGTAAAAGAACTAATACCAAAAAAGCAATCCAGATTAAAGGAGAATGGAAATGATAGTAGAAAACAGCAAATATAATTCCAATAACTCCTACGATCATTATCAGCCACGAGACTAGGCTTGAAGTGTAATGTTTCTGATCAAGTGAAGGATTACTTTTAATAGCTGGTTTATATAGAGTAAAATGGGCTATTAATGAAAATATAAAGATAACTGGCAATATCCATAGTGAATCTGCAAATATTGATTTTGGATATGTTTCCTCCAATGCCAGCACTATGAAAAATGGGTAAAAGTCAATATTATTCACAAGAGCATATTTCCAATTGAAATTCATCGATCTAACCATCTCCAATAATTGTTAAGTTTTATATTCAAAAATTTAAACGTGAGCGGCAGGAGTCGGACCTGCATAGTACTCCAAGAAAGAATGGGCTTCAAGACTTGGAACATTGTTCTACCGTTGAACTACGCTCGCATGTTAACAGAAGTTTCAATAGATGTTGTAAAAAGTTGTGTACATACCAAACAATCCCACGATGATGGCAACTATTAATTTGAGGGTTATTATAAACATGTTGTAGGGGTTGTTATGATTTGTTTGCAGAAGTGTATCCACAACTAAGTAAAGAGATAGTACTATCAATCCCCAATCTAATAGTTTTGTGATATCAATATTCATAGGTGCCTCCATAATTATTTGCTATTAACGTACAATGCGAGCGGCAGGAGTCGAACCTGCGTGATGCTTGTTGAAAGCAGGGAACCTTGTATGACTTTTGTTGTTCTACCGTTGAACTACGCTCGCATGTTGCCCGCTAGGCTGATAGTGGGCGAGGGTGCTACTTTCGTTTATGATTCCAGTAAACTAACATGACGACTAGCACTATGAAGCAAATGATGCCAATTTCAATGGTAAAGTCGAACACGTGTGTGCTGTACGTTCCTACATACAATTCCATGGCTAGTCTGAATCTTTACCAGTAACGGTTATTTTACTAGCAACTAGTGATGGTACGGTGTTGCTACCACCAATTTTGGTATCATATGATTGTCTCTTTGAAAAAATACCTTGAATGTCCACATAATCGTCTTCGACTGCTGGTGTTTTACCATCATAGGCAACCATAAACGTATGGTCTGGATCATCGTCTGTGTATACTAGAAGGACTGTTTGGCCATCTTTTTCGTCAGCTTGAAGTACTTCAGCCTTTGAAATATGATATGATTTTCCAACCCAATCATCAGACTTGGCAAAATCGCCATAAGTATATTTTTCTGCGTTATTTTCGCCTTCGGTTGCATTATATGAATCACTAGCATCTGAACTACTGTCACTGCTACTAGAACTACTGTCAGAATCTTTATATTCAGTAATAGTCAATTGCGACTTAGGACTTTTATAACCGTGATATGTGGCATAAACAGTATACTTTCCTGAAACAAGGTAATCGTCACTAAACTTTCCTTTTTTATTGGCTTTTACAGTGTCTGAAATTCCATCTTCACTAGTAGGTTTGAAATGAACAGTTGCTCCGGGAGTGGCTGTCCCCTTTACAGTAGTTACATTATCAACTTTATTTTGATACAAAGAAACACTAACTGTTGTGTTTCTAACGTTTGACTTGCCATTAGAAGATGTACTCGTTGATTTTATTCCAGCAAATAATAGCAGTGCAAAAGAAAGAAACACTACAACGATTGAATATATAGACGTCTTTTTCCATTTGCTTAGTTCTTTGCCTTTAGCTTTCTTAAAAATCCATCCAATTGTCGACACGATAAATAGTACAATTGCTATTAAAAATACTAAAAAAGACAATACCCCTAATGTTTCCACAACAAATTCCTCCAAAAATAGAATTTCAGCTTTTACCGACATCCGTATCTGGTCTTATGTAAGTATAATACCGCTAAATATGCAGAACATGTGTTCTTTTTGGCGCATAAGCATAGGAGCAATAAGCTCCTATAATATAACTCTGCCTATAATACGTACCTGGTCATCTTTAACATGACGTGGTTCGTATTTTTTATTAATAGATCGCAAGATGACTTCATCAGAAGTGTAGTCGTAGTAAATTTGCTTACAAGTAACACCGTCACCATCAATTTCAACGATAGCAATTTCACCATTCTCAACTTCTTCTTGCTGATGGTAGAAGATAATTTGACCATCGTGGATCAGTGGCTCCATTGAATCACCTTGTATACGGATAGCTGTGTCAGCCCCATGTGGCACGTCAGTGAAGTCGTCGTGTTCAATTTCTACATCACCATAAGTCAATTCAGTAGGGTTAGCGGCTGACTTACCAACGAGTGGCAAGTTAACAACTTTACCATTTTGTTCTTTCAATTGATTGTCGGCATAGTTGTAAACACTTTGCTGACGATCGGTGTTTAATTTTGAAACAATTTCAGTTATTTTTTCAGATATACTATCATTGGATATTCCCATTAAATCAATGAGTGAAACATGTAAGGAACTAGCCACATTAGCAACAACCTCAATTGGCATTTTTTCAATATCACCTTTTTCATATCTAAATATAGTTGAACGAGAAACACCAATTGATTCTGCTAGTTGATCAGCACTAATTCCTTGTTGTTTTCGAATGGATTTCATCCTATCACCAACGTTCATGTAATACATCCTCCCTTAATATGATAAATAAAGTATAACACCATGTCGCAAAAATGCAACAAAGTAAATCGCATTTTTGCGATTTTTGTGTTGACTTTCGCAACAGGTGGAATTATACTTTATTCATCAAGTCGCATTAATGCGACTAAAAGGAAGTGAATATTAATATGTTAGATATTAAGATTGACCGGCTCAAGGGATTGATGGTTGAACGCCATATCACACATGAATCTTTATCAGTGGCATTAGGGATAAACCGGAGCACTCTGTCCAGAAAGCTTAAGGATGGTGGAAATAAATTTACAATTGAAGAAATTAGAAAAATGCAAAAGTTTATTCCTCTTACAAATCAAGAAGTGATTGATATTTTTTTAACAGAAAAAGTCGCATTAACGCGACAAAAACAACCAGCGTAGAAAGGAATGATCCACATGAATGATTTAGTAATTATGAAGAATAAGCAAGCTGTTACTAGTAGCTTGCAAGTGGCAGAGGTATTTGACAAGCAACATAAGCATGTTATGGAGGCAATCCAAAACAAACTGGACTCAGCCGAAAATTCGGCTCAGTACGATTCGATGTTTTCCAAGGGATTTTATAAAGACCGAAGTGGTAAATCTAATCCAATGTATTACATGAACCGTGACGGGTTCAGTTTCATTGCTTTCGGGTTTACAGGTAAAAAGGCGGATGCGTTCAAGCTCAAATACATTGAAGCGTTCAACTCTATGGAAGAACAAGTTAAATTGCCAACGTCACCGCGCGAGATTGCAAGATTGGCACTCCAAGCCAATGAAGAAACTAATCAGCGCCTAGATAATGTTGAGGGCGATGTGAAAGACCTCAAAGAGAACCAAGTTATTCCTAATCCTGAATATAGTGCACTTAACCGGCGTGTTAACCAGCGCGTGTCGGAAGTTGCACATAGCTATGGCCATATCACACAGAAACAACGAGGCGAGCTGTTCAAGGATATCGGCAGTGGAATCAAGAAGATTGCTAACGTGAGTGCTCGGTCAATGCTACGCAAGAAGGACTACCAGATGGTAATGGACTTCATCAACGATTGGGAGCCGTCTACAGCAACTAAGACAATCATTCGACAGACGTCACTTCGATTCGACAAGGAGCCAGCATAGGAGGCAAAACGATGGAATTTGAAAATGTACGTGAAGCACTGAAATTCTTGCTTGAGTATAACGATGCAACATTGAACCCTAACCTTAAATCTCGGGTTAACGGTGGTGAGTGGTCGCCAAGCACAGTTAACGAAGCTCAAATGGCAAACTATGACGCTTTAGCACAAGCAGCGGACATGCTTGGTATGAGCGACCTTTACTTAAATGAACAGCCAGCATAGGAGGTGAGTTAGATGGAACAATTAAATGTAACAATTGAAAGCTTGGATGAATTAAAAAAGCTGCTTGACGAGGCATCAGACCAGGTCAAACAACTTCAAAATACGATGTCCAAAATTACTGAATATCAAATGAAGTTCCATTAGATAAGCCATTTAGAACATAAAATTCAATAGCTTCATCTCGCATTTCAGTAAAACTTGAAAACTGTGAATTTTTGTTAATGATTTCGTCAACTACAGGTTTATCAAAATCATCAAAGGATTTAACGTTATCTGCCGGGATAGCGCTTAGCAAATCATCTGTTGTCTTGAAGCTTGTATATTTGTTCAAGAAATCATTGGTAAATAAATTCTCAAAGGAAACTTTATGATCGCCATCAAGTTCTTTGGCATTGTTGCTCATGCGATCAAAATCGGACATCAGTTTATCCAAACCATCCATATTTATCACCTCGATTAATTGGGATAACAAAATTATACACCGAAAGGAGTGACCAAGATGGACAGTTTGGTAAGTGCTTTGTCGAAGCTTTTCACGCAAGCATATGAGCAGGGAGTTGCGGACGGGCGTAATCAGCAGGCTGTTGATCACAAGATGATTGGACGTAAAGATTTCTACTCTGAGTTTGGTATCAAAGTAGATTCATTCGACAAGCACTATCGCGACAAAGAGGGCTTCCCAAAGCCAGAAGAAGATGGCAAATGGTACGCTCCAGCAGTCGAAAAATGGTTATTGAATCATCAAAATTTAAGTGATTAAAACCTAGGCGGGTAGATGATGATTCGGATCATAAGGAGGAATTGCCATGGTAGAAGTAGCAGTATTAACCTGGGCGCTAACAACCGTGTGGTACAAACGCCGGGAGATTAGAAACTGGTTTGGAATTTAGGAGGAAACGATATGTATGAAGAAGACATCGAGCACGCATTAAGAGCACGTAAGTATAACGCAATTCGTGCAGATGAACGTGAGCTGATTAATGCTATCACTTACGATACAGATGGAATCATTAAGCGGCGCCCGTGCTTTGGCTATTCGGAAGAATTTATTGGCGAATTACAAGAACACGATATTAATGTTTGCGAGCCAGATGAAAATTCTGATGAGGACTGGACGTTTACGTTGCCACCAATGTATCGGGAGGAATAACCATGAAAGTTCATGTAGGTGATCGAGTGAGTTACAAGGCAGAGTATAGTTGTGGCCAATTAATACGAGAAGCCGGCGTTGGTAAAGTAGTGAATATTAAAAAAATCCCATTCACATTGCGCACTCAAAAAGATGTGGCTGTAGTTGAACAAAATGGACAGCAATTCGAGATTATTACCAATGGTATTCAAGTGCTCAAGTAGGAGGAATAATCATGCAAGAAGTATCAATTTTACCACTCCACGAGTGGAAACGAGCGCAAAAAAATCCATCGCTAGTAGCGGCTAACGATGGACTAATGGAAGAGATGATTAGTACCAACATTTACTTTATTCCAAAGAAGTCTCGTTTGCAAGCTAAAAGACAAAAATACTCCCTACTGGAGTGGATTACAAGAGTAGGGAGCAAGAAAACAATTCAAGGTGTGCGTATATGTTAACGCTAACTCGAAATGTTTGCAAGTGCTAAGAAAGCGAGGACAGTAGTTATGGAAGAAATTGTGAACAATCACATCAAGTTTCTAAAGCGTGTTATCAACAGCATTTGGATCAGTGATGGTGAATCACTGGCCAAGTTGTACGAAATGTTAGATAAGAGTGAAACAGAATTGAACGAATTACGGGGGTTAATTTGATGATTAATGAATTGCTTAAAGAAGAGCTAGAAACGGTTAATGATCGTGAACAGGAAGGCTTTCAAATTAATTCGCTACAGTCTGCTGACTGGGCGATGCGTAAGCTACAAGCAATCGAGAAACATGATCAGGAAGTCAAAGAAGCAGCACAAGCAGATATTGATCAAACAATTGCTTGGCGGGATCGTAAACTTACTGAAAATGAATCTAGTCGAGAATATTTCCACGGATTGCTGAAGGATTATCTATATCGTGAACGTCAGCATGACAGTAAATTCAAAATCGATACTCCACATGGAAAAGTAACGACTCGTAAGACACCGGCAGGTCTGAATTATGATGAAACAAAGGTACTAAAGTCATTACGAGACCAAGGAATTAAAGAACTTATTAAAACCAAGGAAACCATCAAAAAAACTGATTTAAAGAAGTCCGGAACGATTATTAATGGAAAATTCGTGCTTGAAGATGGACAGATTGTTGATGGTGTAACTGAGAAGCCAGCCAGTGAATCCGTTAAGTTTAGTTTGTAGGAGGCAAAATGAAGTTTTATGCGGACGGAAACATTCCGGTGATACCCAATATGTACTTCATATATGGTGATGGTGGTACCGGTAAGACCAGTGTAGTGAAACAGTTTGTAGGCCACAAGTTGTTGTTCAGCTTCGATATGTCGAGTAATGTCTTGATCGGTGATAAGGACGTCGATGTTATTATCTTTGAACATCGTGATATGCCGAATATCCAGGCAATGGTTGAACAATATGTCATGCAAGGAATTTCAGATGCTAAGTATCAGGTGATTGTATTAGACAATATCACAGCACTTCAAAACTTGGTATTGGAAAATATTGATAATGCCGCAAAGGACAATCGCCAGAATTATCAAAAATTACAATTGTGGTTTAGAGATCTCGGTACGATTTTGAAAGAAAGTGGCAAGTCCGTATATGCTACTGCTCATCAACTTGACAATGGTTCGTCAGGTATTAGTGGTGAAGGTAGATACCAAGCTGACATGAACGAAAAGACGTTCAATGCGTTTACTAGTATGTTTGACCTCGTTGGACGGATCTATTTGACGGGTGGTGAACGCATGATTGATTTAGATCCCGAAAAGGGGAATCACGCCAAGAACCGAATTGATAATCGCAAATTGATTAAAGCAAATGAACTAATTCAAATAACTAAAGGAGCAAAATAAAATGGCACTTTTTACAGTAGATTCAAATAACACTTTCGGACAAACTGTCGAAGAAGCAGGTAAATATAATGTGGTTATCGCGTCTAGTTCACAATACACGAAAACAAAAGAGGCTGGCAAGCCCATGGCAATCTTTGACTATGAGGTTTTAGACGGCCCATACAAAGGTGGCCTAATCCGGTTTGACAATGAGGTCTGGGACAGTACTTCGGAGGACAAAGCCAAGTTGTCCGCCAAACGCTTTAATACCATTGCAGTAGCTTTAGGCGCAAGTAATGGCACGGCATTTGATTCAATTGAACAGTTTGTCAGTCAAGCAATAGGGCATCGATTGGCAATCACGGTTGACTGGGATACTGGCTCAAACGGAAAAGCCTATTTAGCGGTTAAAAGCTACGAGCCATTTATGCAGGATGGTAGCAAACCGAATGGCGTTAAGCGACCAGCAGGTAGTAGTAATACAGGAAATAATGGCTTTGGCAATCACAAAAGCACAAGTGGTGGCTTTGGCACGACGACTAATAAGCAACAGGGTAATGGATTTAACTCTCCAGCAAGTAGTAACGCTGGTAATGTGCAAGCCCCAGGATATAGTAATCAATCAGCTAATAGTTACCATGGCGGTGGTTTTCCCCCAATTCCAGACGGATCGCCCTTCTAATTTAAACTGGTTATTAAATAAAGCCTCCAAACATTGGGGTGACTAGATGCAACAGTCACGAGCGCAGTTAATTGAGCAGGATGGCCAATACTATTTGGTTACACGGTTAGATGAGAAGCCTAATTTAGACCATATAGAGACCGTTAGCGGCTCCTACAGCCAATTTTATGTGGATTGGGAAATAGCTGACACACGTAAAGCTAGGCCACAACAGCGACGCTTGTTCTTCGCGTTGCTTAGTGACATCTATACGTGGTCAGGTATGCCGACAGACTTCTTGAAAAACTTGTTTTATTTGCAGTATGAGTCATATACGTTTGGCAAACAGATTAGCCTGTCAGACACCACAGAATCGTCCGTGAGCGACGCTAACCAGTTGTTAGACCTAGTCATCGACTTCATGTTTGAGTGGCACGTGCCGTTCAAGGAAGGCTATAAGCTATTGCCGCGTGAGCAAGAATATTATCTGTTTCAATGTTGCCGTCATCGAGTTTGCATGATCTGTGGTAATCGTGCTGATATCCATCATGTAGACGTTATTGGAGCTGGCTTGAACAGAACACACGTTGACCACACCAAACGGCGCGTTATGGCATTGTGTCGAATCCATCACAGCGAGATTGAGCAAATTGGCTCCGTGGCATTTAGTGCAAAATACCACGTCCCGGTAGATGGTATAAAACTAGATAAAGAAACATTAAAACGAATTGGCTTGAAAGGTAAATATGATGTTAATTAAATTACAGAGTGGTGATTACATCAATAGTGATTATATAGTTCGTATTTTTGGTGACGAACCATTTATTGAAATGGCTCACAGAGTTGATGAAACTGGAAGGCGAGCATTACCAATCACTGATGTTGACATAAAGCTAATCACTTATGCAGTCAAGAGTGCTCAGGTAAACGATACCAAGCGATTTATGAACTAAAAAATACAGCAGTGACTAATACACCGGGTGGGTGGAATGCCTACTAGTAAATAAGGGAGGATTAAGAGATGGCACAAAGGAGAATGTTTAGTAATACGATCACGGATTCTGATTTGTTTATGGATATGCCTAAGTCAGCTCAGCTACTATATTTTCATTTGAATATGCATGCTGATGATGATGGGTTTGTGGGTAATACGAAATCCATTATGCGGATGACTGGTTCAAGTGATGATGATTTAAAAATTTTGTTAGCCAAGCAGTACCTTATTCCGTTTGAGAATGGCGTCACTGTGATTAAAGATTGGCATATTCATAATTACATCCGATCAGATCGTAAGCACCCCACGAAATATACTAGTGAGCTTAAACAATTAGAGCTAAATGAAGACGCTAGTTATAGTAAATTGCCCATCGGTAGTCAAGTGTCAGCCAACTGTCAACCAAATGACGGACACTTGGTAGGCAATTGTCATACCGAGGTTAGGTTAGGTAAGGATAGGTTAGGTAAGGATAGTAAAGGTAAGTATATAGAACCAGGTAAGCCCAAACCAGGAAAATCCAAACCAGCACGACACAAATATGGACAATACCAGAATGTCTTACTGACGGATGGACAATTAGAGAAACTCAAATTGGAGTTTCCTTCTGACTGGCAAGATCGTATTGAGCGAGTCTCTGGGTATGTTCAATCTAGTGGTAAACACTACAAAGATTACTTGGCTACCATTCGTAATTGGGCTAAGAGAGATCAGCGAAGTAACCAAAGTCACAAAGCAGCGCCACAAACACGAGAGGACTGGTTTGGCTAATGGAAAATGTAACGAAGTTATTCAATCAAGCCACGATTCAGAAAGTAGTAGCGGCTAGAGGCATTGATACAACTAAGTTGCCAACCAAAGAAGAATTGGATCATCAAACAATTGATCGGGCGAATGCGGGCGTAATTGCTAACCGAAAACGGTATTACTATCGCATGTCAGTCTGGTCTGGAGGCGTGCCACTACGATTTAGCTTTAATGATTGGCAGGTTGATAAACAGCCTAATCAAGCTAAAGCTAGAGAACTTGGTAATCAAGCATTTAAGTTAGCTAGGCAATTAGAGACTAACCAGTTCAACGTAGCGCTTGCAGGCGGACCCGGAGTTGGCAAAACATCATTAGCGCTAGCAATTATGTATCAGCTAATGAGCGCAGGACAGACAGCAATGTTTGTCTCGACAGCTGAATTGCTACGGCTGGTAAATGAGAAATACGAAGCACCGGACGTACGTCAACGGTTACTATACGTTTTAAAAGACATGCAAAACGTTGATGTTCTAGTTTTAGATGATTTTGGTACTGAAGGCGGTAAGCCAACTGAAAAGGGGTTCTACAAGCCAGTACACAAAGATTTGCAGACACTGATGTATCAAGTGGCAAATGCGCGTTGCGATTTTGATCATAACGAAGTCAAACATATAACCATCATTACGACTAACAACACACGTAAGCAATTAGAAAGTATGTACGACGGCAAAACAATCGATCGCTTATATACCAAGGATACTAACTGTCAATTGCTGTTTGACAACATGGAAGGAGTCAGAAGTGTATGAGTTGTGAATTATGTCATGGTAGTAAAGTTGTTCAGCAACCACTTGGGAGTTATGGTTTTACATTTGGGCCATGCCCAAATTGTACGAATGAGATACATGATCATTACGAACAGGAGCTTGAAAGGAAGGCAGCCTATGGCGAGCAAAAATTGGCTTAAAGAACTGGAAGTAATTCATAAGCTAGAAGCGAGATATGGCAGCATGGCTAACGTGCCACCAAGCAAACTAGCTAACTTGCATAAGATGCCTGGTATTAAAGACGTGTCAGACGGTTACACGGAGATTACGCGTACCCAGTATAATGCCATTAAATTAGTCATGGAAGGCAAGCAGGGTAAAACTAGGACGTCTCGGGAGCTAAAACGGAGTAACAGTTGGATTGATAGACGTATTCGCGCGATTGACGAAAACAAATACTACATTACGGAGGACGAATAATCATGATTGATATGAAAATTGGACAGTATCATCTGACTAGTGACAAATACGAAGTTAAGGTTAACAGGATGTCATTAGACAGCCATGGGCATCCGGTAACTAGCTACGATGAAAAGTCTGGTATTAACCGGCTGGTAGAAGTACCCCTAGCACACTGTAAAAACGTCGAGGACGCATTGCGCTGGCTTCGTGGGTATTTAATCCGGACTGGTAGTGAACACATTAAAACAGTGGATCAGTTAGCCAGAGAGAACAAAAAAATTGAACAGCAGTTTGACACGTACATTAAAGAGCGTGTACCGGAAGGATTGTGAGCTATGTCCGGAAATGCTAAAACGTATCGGGATTTATTTCAAGAAATATATGAAAAATATGGTATTCAAACTACAACACAATTTCACGTCAATCCAGATAAACAGATAAGTGAAGAGAAATATCAAGAAGCTTTAAAAGCTTATTCAATTTTACCAGCAATATTTGATGATACCTTTGGGAGGAACGAAGATGCCTAAACACACTAAGAAACGTTCAACGATTAAACGGAAGCACCGGCGAATGAAGCAACATGCCGAAGCAAACAAAGCTAAAACGCTGGATAGTAAGCAATTATCCAAGGAATATGAGCCGTACAACATTAATAAGCGGGCGTTCGGGGAGGACTGAAGATGGCTTATATATTGATGATTAATAGTGATGTGGCAGCTGTATATTCCAATAGACAAGCCGATAGAAAAGATGCGAAACATTTCAGAGAAAAGGGCCAGAACACGTCAATTATGACTGTTCCTTACCATAAGCAAAGTATCTTGGAATGAAACTAATCAAGGAGATAGCGACGATGATTAAACTAGATAAATGTGTTGCTAAACCAACAGAATTTAACGTAATTAAGATTACAAGTGAATTGGGTAATGAAGTACAGAAGGCGTTTAAGACTGCTGATAAGCTTGATAAAAAACTAGATAGACCAAGAAACACTTGGAAAGCAATCTTTCAATATCATGGGTTGATTTGGACTAATATATGGGGATTTGAATTCATAGCAAATTATGGGAAGGAGAATCAGTGTAGACGACAGCCAGTTTCACTTAATGATCGGATTATCGAAGATCGTGATAGTGAGCAATTCTTAATACCTAATGAGCTATTTGAACGTTATTTTAAGTAGGAGGTGGCGACGATGATTAAGTTTAGAGGAATCCCATTAGAAGATGTTGGTGACATTATGGAGTTGAGTGATCACGAGAGTAAACAAAAAGCCGCCTACTAGGGCGACTAGTCACAGGACCACTCGAATGACCGTTGTTAGTATAACATATAAAAAGCGTCGTATCTGTTGAGGAGAATACGACGCTAGGAATTAAAGCAACTATAATATACACCACACGATATATTTAGGCAACCCTAAATATGTGTGCTGCTAGACTACAATATTTGAAAGGGGAACTGGTAGTGAAACGCTCAACTATTAGAAAAGTAGAAGATATTTTGCGCGATTATCCCAAAATTGATAAGTATATTGAAGAACGGGAGCAGGAATTGCGCTATCCGACTGCTACGCGTGATGAGAATGTTGGAGGAGGCAGAGCACAGTTTAAGTACCCTGAAACAACACTAAACACTATTATTACGATTGATGATGATCGACGTATTAATGCTTTGAAACACCAGCGGGAAGTGATTGACGATTGCCTAGATGAAGTAGGACATGACACAGAAGTAATTGTCACGGAACTATATTTTAGAAAACACCCAAGATATACGTTGCTTGGCTTAGTTGACAACAATTTGCTAAGTGTTGGTAAGGCACGAGCATATGAACTTAGGAACGCATTTGTTAGTGAGTGCGCAAAAAGATTAGGACTATATGACTTGTAGTGGAAAAAAGTGAGAAAAATGACCCGTATAATCATGCTAAATTGGTAGTATGCCAAATGTGATTGACGTGCATGAAGTAATCCTCCAAATTACAGACTGGTAATCGCTGTGGGCTAATTGGTAAGCCACAATGGGATGTAGGTTCGAGTCCTACCGGCGATATAGGTGGCGACCTGAGCGCAGTGCACGTGCTCATACGCAAGCTTAACTGTTTGGCTGAATAAAAACAGTAGTCGACGTGTGGTTGAACCTGAATAGGGTCTCTAAGAAGGGACAATCAGGGATTGGCAAGCTTAGCGGCGGTGCGTGGTTCGATACCACGTCAATCACATTGAATAGCCGTGAAGTTCTAATGAAAGTTAGTGATGCAAGGTCTCACAAGGCTTTGATAAATCATTTATGTTACGAAAAAAAGACGGCAAGGCCAGCAACAGTCAAGGCTATTCATAAATCTAACGTGTGCTTGTGGCGGAATAGGTAGACGCATAGTCAGACGTGAGTAACGGGTGTTGGTTGACAACCAGTATGTCCACACATCATGTAGGGTGCAAATCCCTACCAAGCACATTGAGCAAGTAAGTATGCAAGTGATAGTGTGTGAAATCATTTGAATCAACAATAACTCAGCTTACTTGTTTGTCGCTCGGCGTGGAAAACCGTGCGGCGCTTACATAAGACGCGCAATTAAACGGCCACCAAATTACATGCGGAAACATGTGCGCTGTGGTAACATAATCAAACATGGTTACAAAAACTATAATCGTTTTTCTGATAACAGCTGTGTGTAGGAGTCTGACATTTAGTTGGGCTCTTTTTAGTAAAGTAAATAGTGTGTATTGCAACTCAAATAATGTTGAATATAGTATGATATTAAATTGTATTGTTGAATAACGGGATCGCCATCTTATGAGACAACAATACATAAGCCTGGCTGTCGTCAGGCTTTTTTAGCACATACGATTAGGAGGTAGCACAATGCAAAAAAGCTTTAATTATCAAGATGGTTTTGGTGAGGAACTAAGCCTGGCAATTAATCCATCAAGTGGTTTCTTATTGGCTACCGATGATGTTGGTGGAGACAGTGTAGCAATGTCAATTAGCTTTGATGAGTTGAGACGGCTAGCTAAGCTGATCGATGACGAGGTGCCTCATGGCGAAAATGATAAGAAGTAAATACGGGTACGAGTCACCTGAATGGGTGCAGGCTGATGCCCGGCTGGACAAGTGGTACAAAGATAAGAAGCGTCGTGCTAAACAGTATGGCGCTTTTAGTTTGGAAAAGAAACGGAGGAAGCAGCATGCCAAGGACAAGAAGATGCCGTTATCCTAACTGCCATGAGATGGTTACATTCCCTGACCACTATTGTCAGCAACACCATGAGCATGAAGCTGAGTACTTGGCTAGTCGGCAACGTTGGGCACGTGGTAACGATAAGCAATACACGCACAAGTACAACACGATTACACGTTATCGCAATGAGGATAAGCGCCGGCAATACAACTTCTATCGGACAAGACAATGGTCACATCTAAGACAACAAGTCCTAGAGCGTGACCATTACTTATGTGCTTACTGCAAAGTGCAAGGAGTTATCACACCTGCTAAGACAGTTGATCATATTGTGCCAATTGAGTTTGATGAAACACTGAAAGCTAACGTTGATAACTTAGCTGTAATCTGTGGGAGCTGTCATCGTGCTAAGACGGACTGGGAGCAATTATACTATGGCACTGGTCAAGGCAACGAGTTGCAAAGCGTAACGCCGATCAATGATGTATCGGCAATCGTTGTGTTAATGAATAAGGAGTGAAGATATTGAAATCATATTATATTGAATCAATCAATCTGTGGATTATTTGTGTTGGCGGATTTGCTGATACGAAGGTGAAGGATAACATTAGAAAGCAATGGCGTCAGCAAGTTCACACGGCCGAAGATGTCGTCGTACTTGATGAGTCTATTGCACCGTTTGAGTTCATTGGTAAGTCAGGTGCAACCATTGATACTGAAACAGTTGTCAAAGCTATTAAACAATCAGAGTTAAAACGTGAACACCTTAGTCAAATGCTAGGACAATAGAAAGGATAATGGTAGTCATGACAAATAGATATGATAAGATTCCTGACCACAAAGTAATTAAATCAGTAATGCAACAGGAACTAACCGATAAGCAAATTGAATATGTTAAGAGTGAAATTGAAACAGCTGCTTTACAGAATGATGATAATGTTCACGTTAATCTTATGAGCTTTAATTCCAGTCAAAAGAGAAAGTCGGGGCAGGTTCTAAAAAGTAAAGGCTATAAGTTTGTAGAAGAATCAAACTGGTCATTACTCATCAATTTATAAGTGCCTGTCGTTCGATTTAAGCGACTTTAAATTTATTAATGTAATTAGCCACGACGATAATTAAAACAACCCCCGCCCCTAACGCGTCCCAGGAAGAGCGCACACATTGATCTTAGCTTACAAAAAAATTGATTTTTCAAATTTTAACATAGGGGGGGCAGGCACTAATTGGGAAGGAGGATCTTTGACAATGAAAAAAACATTCTATCAGCAGAATGACGGGAAACTATCCAAGGATCCACCAGTTCAATTAGGGGCTATTGCGGCTAGCTGTTGGCGAAAAATCGTACCTTTTTTAGAAACTACTGGCAAAGTGCATAGAATAGACTCATTTTTAGTCGAAAACTATTGTTCTCAGTATGAAATATATCGTGAAGCATATGAGGACATTAAAGAAAATGGCATTCAATCTAAAGTGTTCAAATCTTTGCAGGATAATTATGGTGCAGTGGTTGGTCAGGATTTTGTTGGATTTAAGAAGAACCCGGCGGTTGGAACATTAAAAGAGTCAATCGCCTTGCTAAATTCTATAGGTATGCAGCTAGGACTATCGCCCAAAGGGCGTCAGAATCTGTCTGAACTTGCTAATCAGAGCAAGGAAGAACCTTCAATTGCTGATTTGCTGAATGGTGACGGAAATGAAGAAGATTGAAATTAAGAATAAAGATGTTATCAGCACTTATAGAAGTGAAAACTATGAATTAATTGCAAAAAAATATCATGATCCAGCTACTGAATATGCTTTTAAAGTGCTTAATGGCGAGATCTTGGCAGGTTATAAAATGAAACTCGCCTGTTTTAGACACTTACAAGATTTAAAGCGATCTGAATCAGGAAGCATAGATTTTCCTTATCACTATGACTTGAGTGAGTGCAGAAAAATACTGAATTTTGCTAAGCTTTGTCCAGATGTTAACGCTGGAGTTCCACTACCACTTCTATTATGGCAAAAAGCAATTCTTTGTTTAATGATCGGCTGGAGAGATGAACTAAACCATAAACGTTTTACTCGTGTTTCACTGTCAGTCGCCCGGACAAATGGGAAAACCTATTTGGTCAATATCATGCTTTGGTATGCATATATGATTGAAGCGGCTTCTAAGTTTAATCAAGACTTGGCTTATATTGGCCCTGTCACAGCACAAGCTAAGAAGGGCTGGCGCTATGTAGAGATGTTTGGCCATAAATTAAAAGAAGTGGCAGCCTTTAAGAATCAATTCTTTGATAGATACGGTGTTGATGTTCAATCTGAACAAGTGAAGGGAAATAAAACTCAGAACAATATTCTAAGAATGTCTAATGAATCGGGCCAATTTGACAGTTATCATTTCTTGTTTTGTGTAGCTGATGAGGCTGGGGATAAGCATTACACAACAGACAATTTTAGTAAGGTAACATCAGGCCAAGTACAAACACCCAACCATCAGTTCGTTCAGATTTCTACAGCGTATGATGATCCAACGGTTCCGTTCCATAACGACCAAATACGCATGACAGAAATTATGGAAAAGGATTACTTACGATCTGGTGATGAATTTCTAGTTCTAGTGTGGGAGCAAGATTCCCCTGATGAGTTAAATAAGCCTGAAACGTGGATTAAGTCTAATCCAATTTTGATGATTAAAGACAATCAAACCATGGTAAAAGGGCTGCAGACTGAAAAAGATAATAAGCTGAACGACGGCACTATTAATGATTTCAAAAATAGAAATTTAAATATATGGATGCAGTTAAAGTCGGCTACATATTTGAAGCTTAGTGAAGTTGAAAAGGCTATTATCAATAATTATTCGATTCAAGGTCAAGAAGTCTATATTGGATTTGACAGTTCGATGTTTTCAGATAATACGGCGCTTGCTTTTGTGTTTCCGTATATTGACGAAAGAAAACATAAACAAAAATGGTTTATCATGCAACATTCATTCATTCCTTGGCGGCAAGCTGGATCAATTGATATTAAAGAAAAACAAGATGGAATTAAGTACCGTGATATGGTCAAGCTAGGATTCTGCACAATCACTGCACACCCACAAGGCTTGATTAATATCGAACAGGTCTATGACTGGCTGGTTAGCTTTGTTGAACATAACCAATTAAAGGTTAAGTTCTTTGGATATGATCGTATGGGAGACTATCGAGTAAAAGATCTTGTTAAAACTTTAGATGCCAATTTTGATTGGCCATTGCTTGATGTTGCGCAAAGAACGTCTGAAATTGGAGATCCAACAAAATTCCTACAGGAAAGATTCGCCGATAGTTCAATTTCTTCATTAGCAGATCCTGTTCTAAAAAAGGCGCTCCTCAATGCTGAAACTTATGAGGACAAAATTGGTATGCAAGTGGACAAGCTTAAAGCAACATACAAGATTGACGTAGTTGATGCTTTGATTGATGCAATATATCAAGCAATGTATCATTTCAAGGATTACGGCCCACTTGAAGATAGATCTGGTTCAGTAATTGATCGGTTAACAGATAAGGAAGCGTTAGAGTGGTACAACAATCCAGAATCCGGTCTGTTAGGAGATGATATTGATGATTTTTAAACAACTTTTTGCTGCCATTTGGCATTACTTTGATGTGCTGTGTTTCATTCTAGGCATGATTGCTGGAGTGTATGCAGCCTTTTTATTTGGGCAGGCCCAGGGTGCCCTGGCAATTGCGGTAGCTTTGTTCTTAGTTGGCTGGCTTTCTGAAGCCGTTGCAGCTGGTCAAAAAGGAGATGATTAACAATGCCATTTTTTAAACCGCCGACGACGATTAATAATTCGATTGGTATTCAAAGTGTACCGGTTGAAGATGATAACGTTGTTAACTTTCTAACGCCAACTGGTAGTCATGAGTATGTTAGTGCTAACGATGCTTTGAAAAATTCAGATATTTATTCAGCGGTTAACCAAATATCTGGAGACTTGGCCACTGTTCAATTAATGGCTAATATGCCACGAGCACAAGGAATTTTAAACAATCCTAGTACGACCGCTAACGGGCACACGTTTTGGCAGTCTATGTATTCACAATTGTTATTGGGTGGCGAATGTTTCGCGTACCGTTGGCGTAATCCCAATGGCTTAGATCTACGTTGGGAATATCTACGGCCAAGCCAAGTGCAAACTTATTTATTAGATGACGGCAGTGGCTTAACCTATACGGTTACTTTCGATGAGCCACAATTAGGTGTCTTACAATATGTACCACAGTCTGACATGATTCACATTCGCTGGGCTAGTACCGATGGCGGCAAGACAGGCAACAGTCCGTTAAAAGCATTATCGAATGAGATTCAAATTAAAAATTCGTCAAACGATTTAACATTAGCCGCATTGGCGCGATCAATCAGTGCTCCGGGTGTTTTAACAGCTAAAAAAGGTGGTGGCTTACTAACAACCAAAATGAAAATAAGCCGTTCAAGAGAATTTATTCGTCAGGTTAATCATTCAAACGGCGGGCCAGTTGTTCTTGATGATTTGGAAGAGTATACACCATTAGAAATGAAAGCCGATGTTACCAAGCTGTTAAGCCAAACAGATTGGACGAGTAAGCAAATTGCTAAAGTTTTCGGCATTCCTGATAGCTATTTGAATGGCCAAGGCGACCAACAAAGTAATATTGACCAAATCAAAGGCATGTACACCAATGCCCTTAATCGCTATTTACAGGCGATTTTAGCTGAGCTGGATAATAAGCTTAATGCTAAGATTACGGCCAATATACGGACTGCTGTAGACCCATTGGGAGACTCATTTGCAGCCACCCTATCAGGGCTAGCTAAAGATGGCACAATTGCTAATAATCAAGCAACTTGGGTTTTACAACAAACAGGCTATTTCCCAGATGAAATGCCTGCAGCTGAAAAGTCAACAACACAACAAGTTGTGATTCAATCAGGAAAAGGAGGTGATAATGATGACAAAGAAAGTGATGATTAAAGGCGATATTGTTGATGATCAAACAGCCGGTTTTTATCAGTTCTTTGGAATGCCAGCAGTATCACCTTCGGGTGTTGCTGACATTTTAAATGATGACAGTGGCAACACTGACGATGACGACAGTGATGATGAAGCACTTGAAGTTGACATTGCTTCCAATGGTGGCGATGTTTTTGCGGCTAGTGAGATTTACACTATGCTAAAAAATTATGCTGGCAATGTAACAGTTAATATTCAAGGCTTAGCCGCTAGTGCGGCAAGCGTGGTTGCTATGGCTGGCGATCACATCAACATTTCACCAACTGCTCAGATTATGATCCATAAGGCTTGGTCACAACCAGCTGGTAATGCTGACGATCTGGAGCATGAAGCCAGTATTTTAAATGGCATTGATCAATCAATTGCCAGTGCTTATGAAGCTAAAACTGGCATGGAGCAAGCTGACTTGCTACAGCTAATGGCAAATGAAACATGGTTAACAGCCAGTGATGCCGTTGATAAAGGCTTCGCTGATGAAATTATGTTTGCTAATGATCAACAATTGCAACCGGTGAACGCTATTTCACACATTCCACCTAAATCTGCAGTTAATAAGCTGCTGAATCTCATTTACAAGGCGGATAAGGATAAAACTAAGCCGTCTAAAGAAGAAAATACTACTAATAGTCAATCTGCTGAATTACGAAACAGCAAATTGGCTATTTTATTTGGAAAAAATCAAAAGGAGGCCAACTAATGGCTAATATTAACACGATGAATGATGCTTGGATTGCCCAAGGGCAAAAGGTGTCAGACTTGAACGACAAGCTAAATGCTGCTGTCCTTGACGACAGCTTTGATCAAGAAAAATTTAAAGCAATGAAACAAGATCGCGACAATGCGGTTGCCCGGCGTGATGCTTTGCATGAGCAATTGGAAGAAGAACGCAAGGCTCAAGAAATTGCCAATATGGATGATAAGGACAAGACCCGACTTGATGATGACGAAGAAGACATCAAAGCTAAGTTCATCAAGAACTTCCAAGGCATGATTAAAGGTGACCCGAAAGTTATGAACTTGGTAACCTCCTCTACCGACGAAGCTGGCAATGCAATTGGTTTGACTCTTCCTCAAGATATTCAAACAGCCATTAACACATTGGTTCGCCAGTACGATTCATTACAACAGTATGTTAATCGGGAAGCCGTTACGACACAAACGGGTTCACGTGTGTGGGAAAAATGGACCGACGTTACTCCGTTGGCTGATTTAGATGATGAAACGGCCACTATTGGCGACAACGATGACCCACGGTTGTCCATTATCAAGTACACAATTCATCGGTATTCTGGCATTACCACGGCTACTAATTCGTTGCTAAAAGATACTGCTGATAATATTCTAGCTTGGTTATCACAATGGATTGCCAAGAAGGTTGTCGTTACCCGCAACGCTAAGATCATCGAAGCTATGAACAACGCGCCAAAGAAGCCAACCTTAGCTAAGTTTGATGACATCATTGATATGATCAACACGGCTGTTGACCCAGCAATTAAGTCAACATCGTTCTTGTTGACGAACACGTCAGGATGCAATGAGTTATGCAAGGTTAAGGACGCTATAGGGAATTACCTATTGCAACCAGATCCAACCCAGCCGGACCGCATGATTGTCCGCGGTAAGCGAGTGGTTATGATTGCTGACAAGTGGTTACCAAATGCTGGGACAGCAGCGGCACCAGTTTACCCATTGTATTATGGTGACTTATCCCAAGCGGTTACTTTATTTGACCGAGAAAATGCGTCATTGTTAACGACTAATATCGGAGCTGGTGCCTTTGAAAAGGATCAAACTAAGATTCGTGTGATTGATCGTTTTGATGTTGAAGCTACTGATACGGAAGCCTTTGTTGCAGGTTCGTTCAGTAAAATTGCTGACCAAACGGCTAACTTTGCGGCGAGCGCTGCTACAACGACTGACGGGAAGTAATTAGCCAACTATGTCGCCAATAAATAAACAGTACAGTGACAATCTGGGCGGCTAAGCAAGGATGTGATTAAAGTGGCAGCCGATTTAAAAACATTGAAATCGTCTTTGCGAATTGATGGGAATGATGACGATGAGCTGCTAACAGGTTACTTGTCTGCAGCCACTAGCTACATTAAACAGGCCATTGGTGATGAAAATGGTGTTACGGGGTTCTATGAAATGGAAGGCGTGAATGATTTGTTTGAAACGGCTGTTTACGCCTTAGCTGGTTCATATTGGACTTATCGAACATCGATTACAGCCATCGCTGTTAATCCAGTTGATCTGGTCGTGGACTCAATCATTGGTCAACTCAGAGGGTTGTACAGTCAAAAGCAATATGAGGCGGGGACAAATGACGAAAGCAATTAATCCTACACGAATGAATTTTAGATTGGAGTTTGGAACTCAGGCAGCTACTGGAAAAGTTAACCCTAATACGGGTAATCCTATTACTGATTTTGTCCCTCAATTCAGTTTGTACGCCGGCGAATGGTCATTGTCGTTTCAGCAAAGGTTAGCGTTAAATGGTGACACCTCGCAACAGAATGCCGTTTACTTTGTGCGTCATAATCTAAAAATAACTACCGGCATGCAATTACGACGCAATCATCAGGATGTTTACCAGATTGATGATGTGGCCTACGATGATGGTTTACCACCGGATGGCTTTGACCTCATAACTTGTCATAAGGTGGTGATCGGGCGTGGCGAATGAGATTAAACATGCAGACTCATTTGAACATATTTTAGATACTATGGCGGAAGGCTTTGGACGTGAAGAAAAGCTTAAAGCTAATGCAGCTGGAGCAGATCAGTTCATTAAAATTATGAAGCCTAAGATTCCGGTAGGAAAACTACGCAAGGTACATGGCCATGCTGAGAAAGCACATCTACGTGATTCATTAATTGCTGTAGATCATCCTAATGGCTCGGTTAACGTTGGTTTTACAGCCAAAGGTGAAAAAGGGTACATTGCACGTTTTCAAAATGATGGCTGGGACGTTGTTGACCGTAATGGTTCCAAACACAGCCATGTTTCCGGGAAACACTTTTGGGAGACTACTCAGCGTGAAGCGAAAGGCCAAGTTGGCAAGGCAGTTGTTGAACAATTAAAGACTGCTATGGACAAGAAGGTGGGCAAGTGACGCCGGTAGCTTTTATTAAAAGCATAATTGTTACAAATATTAATGAAATACCAGAATTAGCTGTGGAACATATCCATAGCTTTTTTATTCCAATTAACGATACTTCAACCGACGAGCCTATTGCAGTAATAAGCGGGTTACCTGAACGTAGTCAAGATTATGGCAATGGGATTCCATTCCAATCAACGAAGCAAGTCCAGATACAGCTCTATTATCCTAAAGATTACTTGGGCGATATGGATGCCATCGAATCCGGGTTAAAACAAGTGCTATTGACCAATGATATTCGTTGTTATAGTGATGCTGGTCAGACATTAACACCAGATTCAGAAAGTATCACGAACACTTTGAAATTTAATTATATAAAGGAGGCCATTTAAATGGCAACATTAGGTTTAAACATGTTATACACCGGTATTAAAGCCGATGACGGGTCAACGATTATTGATGCAGATAAGGGGTTGTCGGCCGCTGGGGTATACCCCATTGATACTAGCAAAGCAAACGGTAACTTGGGTACTAAGACTGCTAACATTACCGGGCTATCTGGGACGGTATCTAAGATTACTGGCAACAATGAAGTTGTGGATGTTTCTAATCCACCTTCGGCACCATCAGTCGCGATTGATTCGAACGAAATCAACTTTATTGTTAAACAAAAGCTATTGGGACGGGTATCAGATGGCAAGGGTGGTTACTCTGATACTGACAAGCCGGTTGAAGCTGGTCTGATTATTGAATCTCGTTCTCCTATCTTTCGAACCGCGATTTATTATTGCTTTGGTCGTGGAATCTTTAATGAAGCTGGTCAGAACATTCAAACAAACACTGATACGGCTGAAACTCGCGACGATGATAACTTGACATTTACCGCCTTGAACTATGATGGCTTCGGTGGCCAACCGTACAAGGTATATGCTGAGTCAGATCCTAAATTTGATAAGCAAGCGATGTTTGACGCTGTATTTCCTGGACAAACGTTTTATAAAAACGCGAGTAACGGCACCAGTGGTCAATAAAGCTACAACTGACACAGGCTCACAGACCAGTAAAACTGATAGTGACTCATCTGCGCCAACCAGTAATAAATGATAATTATGGTCGCCTAAAATAAATCCACAATACCGCTAGGGGCGGCTTTTAAACATGCTGAGAAGCGCATTCTAAGCACGGGTTCACAATAAATGATAATAAACAATACACAAAGGGGCATATAAATAATGGCAAAATCAGTTAAATTTGATGGCAAGAAAATTGGGACGGGCACGCAGTATACGTTGATTGATAGTGGTCAAAATGTTGAAAAAATGGCCGAAGCATATAAGAAGTTCATCAAGACTACTGAAGAAACTGAGGATAGTATTACAGGTGTAGTCGAATTAACACCTAAGCTTGCAAAGGTTGTGGCTGAAACGACCTGTGATTTATTGGAACTAAATGCTTCGCAAAAGAAACGTGTCATGTCCATGGAATTTTCGGTTAGCGACGAATACGACTTCTTTAATGACTGTTTAAAACAATTCTTGGGAGTAGAATTACCATCTGTAGGCAACAGCAGCGATCAGGAAGAGGAAGAAGACCCAAAATTGCCAAAGCCAGAATGATTTGGCAACTTGATAATTTTATTCAGGATATCGATTACATCGCTAATCAATTGATTTCACAAGGCATATTGCCTAGTGACTTTTATCAAAGCTCGTTTAGTGAAATGCAAACAGCATTGAATGCCAAGTCACGTAAAGACCGTGTTCAAGATCCGCTCGAATTAGCACGTCAAATCGGTGCGTTGTAAAGGAGGCAAAGTATGGCAACAGAGAAAATTCAAGGCTACGAATTCGCAATTAACATGGACGATGGTGGCATGACTCGCACGTTGCGAGAAATAAAGAATGAAGCAAAATTACTAAAATCTGGTATGCAAGCTAACTTTGCTGAAATCCGTTCGGGTGAAGGTATTATGGCGGCTTATGCGGGTAAAGTCAAAGATGCTGGCCGAGCTATTGAAGCACAACGATTAGTAATTGAGCGTCTCAAAAGCGAGCAAAACGGATTAGACCAAACCACTCAAAAAGGCCGAGAAGCTTATGTTAAATATGAAAATCAGATTAACGCTGCCAAGCGCTCAATCGCCAGTTTAGAGGGGCAACAAGAACGAGCACAGAAGTCACTTGATCTGCAAAAAAGTGGTGTCTTACAATTAAAAGAGGCAACCGAAATATCAGCCAAAGTAACAGACTCATATGTAGCCAAACTAAAAGCCGAAGGCCACGAGTTTGAAGCCAACAAAGTTAAGGCTAGCGGGTTACATCAGTCTTATAATGAGCTTAACAAGCAACTAGAGGCTGAGCAAAGCAGACTGAATAAGATTGCGAGTGCTAGTGGTAACAGTTCTAAAGAGTTCAAAGAACAACAGATTAGGGTGAACGAATTAGGTACTAAAATTGCCCAAACTCGGGTTAAGATGAAAGAGCTTGATGAGCAATTAAGCAAAAAACCACAGTCAGGATTAACGTCAGTCATTAGCCAGCTAAATAGAGTAAACGAGCACGCAGATAAGGCCAATCATTTATTTGGCAAAATTCTGGGTGCCCATTTAGTTGCCAGTAGTATTACGAGCGCTTTTCAATCAATTACTTCACATATTCACGAAGCTATTAGTGCTGGTATGGAATATGAAAAAGAGCAGCAAAAGATGACGGCCACCTGGTTGACTTTAACTGGCGCTGTTGGTAAATCTAATGCAATGGTTAAAACAATCAACGACTTATCTGTTAAGACCGGTCAAGCCGTAGATGTTGTTAATGAACTAGAGCAAGGCTTTTATCACTTACATTCCAATAAAAAAGAATCAGATGAACTAACCAAATCCATGCTAAACATGTCGGATGCGGTTGGATTAGATAAACAACAGATACAAGCAGTTACACAAGACATGGTTAACGGTCTGTCACGGGGAAAAGCCAATGCTGGTATGTTAAACCAAATTAGCCAGTATTTCCCGATGTTCCGTGAACAATTGGCCAAGTATGAATCTGGATTAAAAAAGACGGGTGATACGGCTGCTTCAACAGGTAAAGGTGCTGCTAAAGCCGTAAGTGCCTATAACAAAAAAATGACCTTGATGTTTGAAGGAATGCATTATGGAACAAATAATAGTTTATCTGACCTAGAAACATATCGTCAAAAAGGTATTGTCAGTGCCCAGCAATTTACAGTTTTTAGCAAGCAAATTGCAAGTGGGCACAAAGTGACTAATGCAGAAATTAAGTAAGCTATTAAGGTTAACTCGCAATATGCTGCTCAACAAGAGACAAACGCCCAAAAGACTCACAAAAGTAGTAAGGTAACAGTTGCTGATTTGAGTGAGATGGCTAAAGAAGGAAAAATATCTGCTAAAGATATTGAAAATACGTTTAATCAACTTGGATCCGGAAAATACGATAAAGCCGCCGACAACATGTTACATACGATGGTTGGTATGGAACGTACGATCAAAGCGCGTGTTCCAGCTTTAATCGGTGACATTGAAAAGCCGATTTTAACCGCTCAAAATCCAATCTATGGCGCAGTTTCAAAATGGGTATCTGACAAACGGACTGACAAGGAGTTTAATAAGGTAGGTGTAGCGGCAGAAAAAGGTATTAGTACGATTACTAAAGCCTTTGCTAAAGCTTTTGATGTCAAGTCGGCACCAAAAGCAATGAATGATGCAATGGATAACTTGGCCAAGGGTGTCACCAAAGCTTCTGACTCTATTGCAAAAAATGCTCCGGAAATTGTTAATTTCTTCAAAACTGTCAAAAACTTGGGTGGTCTGGGCTTTGAAACGTTAATTGAATCACTTAAAATAACCAATGCAATTTTAAAGCCATTACTCAGTATGGTTGGTGGGCACACAGAAACCATTGCAAAATTTGGCGCAGCATGGTGGTTAACAAGTAAAGCCGTCAAAGAGACTAGTTCAGTTTTGTCAACTTTTAAAAAAATCAGTGATACTGTTAGCTGGGCTGAAAAAGTTCTAGGGATTAAACAAGAAACTAAAGCTTTAGAAGAACAAAACGCGGTTCTTAAAACTAATGCTGAACTAAGTACGGCCAGTGAAGAAAATATTGGAACTGGTTATCGGAGAGTTAAAGGTAGAAAGGCTGGGAATACAGGCGCTGATTTAAGCTCTATATCAGTTGAAGCGGAAAACACTGAAAAAATTGCTAAAAGCAGTAAATGGTCATTGCTAGGAGGAACAATTGGTACAAGGATTATCAATGGTGCTGGATTAGCCATGACTGCTTGGGACGCTGGCAGTAGCATTGCGAAAGCAGTTAGCTCCGGTAAGGCGTCTGATAAATATAAAGCAACTGGTAAAACAGCTGGAACACTTATCGGGGGCGGCATTGGTGCAGCCCTTGGAAGCGTTATCCCAGGAGCAGGAACAGCTGCGGGAGCAATGTTAGGAGCAAGCATTGGTGATGGTGTTGGTGGTACTAAAACTGCAAATACGATTGTCAAAAGAATTAGTGATGCGCTAAAAGGGAAGAGCATTGAAGCTCCCAAGATTAAGACAGAGTCCACTAAGCGCTCACTGAGTGATCTAGGTAAGGCGTACAGTTCCTATTATTCTAAAAAGCAGAAGCAAGATTTAAATGATGTGAACGTACTTCATAAAGCGGGTATGCTAACCGATGCGGAGTATAAAAAGCAATTAGCTTCAATTAAAAAGAATGATAGTGAGACAAATCGTTTTGAAAAAATGTCAGCTTCTGATCGCAACGCTATTGCGAAGTATTATGCGCAGCAAAAAGCAAGTATTATTAGTAAATGGAATGCTAGAGAGAGAAAAACTAGTTCTAGCTGGGATGCTAAAATAGCATCTGACGAACGACAGTTTGGCGCCAACTCGATTATTGTTCAGAAAGACATGTCTAAAAAGAAAGCAGCTATTCAGGCTGAAGAAAACAAAAAGTCAGCCGCTCTTGATAAACTCCGGATTAAAAGTGCAACGGAAACTACTGCACAAGAAGCCCGTTTACACACAACTTTAACGGGAAAGATAAAGTCAGCTGCTAATAAGCAGAATGATATTTTGAGAAATCTTGCCAAGAGCAAGGGGAAAATCACTCGTGAACAAGCAAATGATGCTATTTCACAGTCGAATAAAGAGTACAAAAAGACAGTCTCACTGGCAAACCAAGAATACAAAGATCGTGTTTCTGCGGCTGAAAAGCAACACAATAAGGTTATAAAAGCAGCTGAAAGACAAGCTAGCGAGGCAATCAGTCAAGCAAAGAGCCAGTATAGTAAAACAGTTGATGCTGCTAAAAATCAATATTCTGGTAATTCTAAGTATGCCGAGAAGCAACGTGCAGCTATTATTAGTAAAGCTAAGGACCAAAAACAAAAGTCAATTGACAACGCTTTAGAGCAGGAAAACAAAACTGAACAACATGCGGATCGTCAGTACAAGCACACTACTGATGACGCAGATAAGCAAAGATCACAAGTTGTTAAACATGCTAAGGATCAAAACAGTTCGGTAGTTGATCAGGCCAAGTCACAGTCAAAAGGTGTTTTGGGGCATGCTGTTAAGCAAGCCAACGGCTCCATGAAAGCTGCCGATAAGCAAGGCTCCGGTATTCATAGTATTTGGAAAAACATTACTAGTTTCTTTAGTAATCTAGTTAAAGGATTTGGTATTAAACCAATCAATGTTGGTGCTTATCCATCAGGTTATACTCCAGTAACGATGGGAGCTTATGCTTCTGGCGGTATTGTTGACACTGCTAGAGCTTTAGTTGGTGAAGGCGGTGTCGAGGCTAAAATTGATAGAGACAATGGGAAAGTGTCATTTCTGGGTATGAATGGTGCTGAAGTGGTTAATGTTAAACCTGGTGATCAGATTCTTAATGCTGGTGATACTGCTAAGCTTTTTAACGGTGGCCTAGGACATACGCTTCCTGGCTATGCTAAAGGCACTGTTGATATCGCGTCGTTTTTAAAGAAAATTAAGAGCGGTGCTACTTCTATCTTCGACAGCGTTAGTGATAAAGCAATGGACGCATTGTCTAAGATAACTCACCCATTGAAAACTTTAAAATCAATGGCTTTAAAGACATTTGATCCAACCAAAACTCCAGGAGTCGGTTCAATCGGTCATGATTTAGGCAAAGGACTAGTTGACCGAGCTTTAAAGGGATTTGCGAAAGCTATTTCTGATTTAGCTGACAACTTCGGTGGAGCTGGTGGCAGTGTAGGAAACCCTGCAGGTAGCTCGGTTTCACGATGGAAGCCATATGTTGTTCGGGCACTTAAAGCTAATGGTTTTGGTGCTACCGCTAGCCAAGTATCTGCTTGGATGCGTGTTATTGCACGTGAATCAAATGGTAATCCAAGAGCTATTAACTTGTGGGATTCTAACGCTAAAAAGGGTATTCCATCAATGGGCTTAGTTCAAACTATTCGGCCAACATTTGAAGCATATAAATTTTCAGGACATGGTCAGATTTATAATGGGTATGATGACTTATTAGCTGGGATTAACTATATGAAACATATATATGGTAAAGGCGACAGTGCATTCGCTAGGGTAAGTGGCCCTGAAGGATATGCAAATGGTGGTTTTGGTAACAAAGCGGGCGTTTACAAATTGTTTGAAGGCAACTTGCCAGAAGCCATAGTTCCGATGGACTTATCTAAGCGTTCAAGGGCGTACCAAATTATGCAACAGATAATGGCTAAGTTCGGAGCTCAAGATGGCGCTAATGTGATAAATACCGGTAACGACCAGATTGATTCCGACGAAGCATTCAAACAGCGGGTTATAGCTTCACTAGATGCTTTGGTCACTGGCCAAGGAGATGTTAAAGCAGTTGTTGCCAACTCTGACGTGGTTAATGCTGTCAAGTCAAATACCAAGAAGACGTCACAATATAGTCAAATGATGGGGTATTAGTATTAATATATTGAAGAGCCTTAGAAGGCTCTTTTTTACATAGTTAAAATTAAACAAGGATGGCGATATAATTGTCTGTTTTGAATAAAAATGATTTTGAATATGCTGGCTTAAATAGCCGCGATGATTTGCAAGCCATTATGGGAGCAGTAACACTGCCAAGTGCACCAGCCATGGCCGAGCAAGCAACCGATATCCCCGGCATGTATGGTAATCAATTTAATGGTATGGACTACACTAGTCGGACAATCAGTATTCCAATAACTATTATCGCTCGTGGCAGTCAGGACAAATACAAGCAGATTATGCATAATTTGAGCGGATTATTGCTAAGTGATGATCCAAGTGATAATGGTAAAGAGTACCCACTAGTCTTTGGCTTTGAACCCAAAGTGACTTACTGGGGGCATATTACTGCGATTAGCGATCCACAGTTCATTAACCAGGGGGCGTGGGACGCTACACTAACGATTACCTTTGTGCAGTCGGACCCACGGGCAACCCTGCCACAGGTTGAGACACCCTTAAAGAACGGTTTAAACACGATTACTGTTGATGGTACCGCTAGAACAGAGCCGGTTATTCAGGTCATACCTAAACGAGATTTAAAGTATATTGGCTTTAGTTTAAATGGTGGTCAGTTTGGTCTAGGACCCGAGTCACCGGGAGACCAAGCCACTGCGGTTCAACCTTATACTAAAGTTGTTGATGACCCGCTAGGAACTATGGCAATGTGGACAAATGATGCCAACGCAATTAGTAATATGAAGACTGGTGAAACGTACACGTATCAAGGCCACAGTGAAATTAAGACTGCGACCAATGTAATGCGACCGGCTGTAACTAGCGCTGGATATGACTTTGGTACAATCCCCACAACCGGGGAAGACCGCTGGTATGGCCCCGCCTATCGTTATACTGGCATGACAAACTCACTGACTGACTGGCGAGTACGAACGGGTATCCATCAATTTAAATATAGTGGTACCCATAATGGTCGCGCGATGGGGCGTGTTGAAGTCTTGCTATTAGACCCTAACGGTAACACTATTGGACGCTTTGGCATGCGTGACATGGCCTATGGTGCTAAACCCATGGCTAGGCTTCAAATATGTGAGCCCGGCTCAACATTAGAATATGGCGATCACTATACTGACTTGTACTATGGCTCAGGGCCGGCAGGTTCTTTTACGAATAAGCCTGACCAGAAAATTCAAATCAAAACTGGCACGACAACCAAAACTGTCACTAAATATGGGCGTTCCAAAAGTGGAAAAGTAACTAAGAAAACCGTTAACGAAACCGTTGATACCTATACAACCGTGGTCAATAAAGAGGAGGACTCCGCGCTGGCAGGTGCTTGGCTAATGTTGGACATCACTAAACGAGGACAAGTATTTACCTGGAGTATCACCCAGTATTCGACCAAAACAGGCCAACCATTCCTGGACCCTAATATTCACATGTTAGTGCATGGAACCTATGTTGATACTCAAAATAAGTATCAGACAGCCTTGGGTGGGATTGGTTCTGTCTTCCTAAAGCACCCAATTACAGAAGATAATTATAAAATTGCCTATCGTAACCCCTTTATGTCAATGACTGACCTTCAAATATGGCAAGTCAATAAAGTTGACACAACAAAGCCAACTTATATTGCTGGCGCCGGTGAAGAAATTGTGATGGATTGTGAGTCAGATACGGTTACTGTAAATGGCAAGCTAGTTTCACCAGTTTGGTCAACCGATTTCCCTAAGTTAAAACCGGGCGTTAATGGCTTGTCGATGATTGGTGACCTAGATGACGCTCAAATGGCCTTGAAATATCTACCAAGAATACTATAGCAATACTAAAGGCTTCCCATTAAGGGTGGCCTTTTTACATAAATAAAACAAGGAGGCTAACAAATGGCATTAAATAACCAGTATTTAATCCTAGATTCTAATTTAAAGCGGATTGGAACACTTACGGTTGACGGAGCTACTAAGTTTTCCAATGATAGCGTCAAAATTCAACTAGCCGATGCTGATACGACCAGCACAAGTTATGACGATGATGTCAACATCGGAACTCAAGATAATTTTAACGGCACGATTAATCTAAATGCCCAGTCTAAGAAGTTCGACCATCAAGGCTCATTAGACGTGCTTCAAGGCCAGCCTGACTCAGATAAAGTGGTGGCTGGTAACAATCTTGCCTATTATGATGCCTTGTCGGGTCATTGGTATGTCATGCGTATATACAGCGTGGAAGAAAGCAATACAGCCGCTACTAAGCATGTTACAACGGCTAACTTTACTAATCTGTGCTTGTATACACTAGCTCATCATTACCCAGTGGCAATTACAGCTAGTGATAGTTCAATTCAGACGGCTTTTAACCAGTGTTTCAATGCCACCGGTTGGACGCTAGACTATCAGACCACTAATGTGATGACCCCGACAATTACCATTGATGGTAAAACAAAAGCTAGTACGTTAGTACAGACACTAATTCAGGCCTATAACGTTGAGATTGACCCTTACGTTGAGATTGACAGCCAAGGTAACATCACGAAAAAGGTGTGTGTCATTACCGACAAGCTTAATACTGATGTGGTCTACAACGAGGCAGTATTTGGTAAGAATATGACTAGTATTAAACGGACAACGGTATCAACACCCGTAACTAAGCTGATTGCTTATGGCGATAACGGCAATACAATGTCAGAAGTTAACGATGGCAAGCCTTACATTGTTGATGATGCCGCTAATCAAAAATATAACCCAGATTGGCAATCTGGTTTGTACTATGAAGCAGTCATTACGGCTAACTCAATTGAAGACCCTTCCGGAATTAAGGCTTGGGCCGAAGAAATGTTGCAATTATATAGTCACCCGCGAACGTATTATGAGGTTAGTGTAACGTCTAAATTTAACCCGCCATTAGGTGCCACGATTAGGTTTAAAGATGAGTTAATCAAGCCAGCATTAGATGCCAGTGGCCGAGTCATTCAACGGACAATTAGTTTTTCTAACCCTTATGGCAATACAGTTGGCTTTGGTGAATATGTCACGGTACCTGTTGCAACACCAGCATGGATGCAAGGTTATCAAAGTGCTATTAATAGCGCCATTGAAAAGGCAAGGGAGGACGCTAGCTCGGTTAAACCGGTTGCTTTAACTCCTGACGGCAACAACTTCACTGATACTGCGCAAACCAAACGGTTAATTTTACAGGCTTGGGAAGGTAACACCAATATTTCAGCCTATATTGATAACAAGGGATTTATTTGGCACCGCTATAATACTGACGGCACCCTTGATACTAGTTTCAATCAAACTGGCTATTTAGTACAAGCAGCATACAATTCCGTTGGCACACTGCACGGGACTATTGAGACCCGTTACATTCAAGATGAACCAGAGATTAAGTTACAAACTAGTGCTATTCGTAGTTTGGGTAGTTTTAGCCCAGACGACAGCACACTAGGAATAACTGATGCGGCACAATATATGTGTCTTTTAAGCAACGGTCAGTATATAACTAGCCGGGCGATTAATCAAAGTACAACCAGCGATGTCATGTTTGTCTTGCATGACACTAATTTTAAGCCGATTAGTAAGATGATCGTTTCGCATGGCGGGCATGGATCTAGCTTCTCGATTGAAGAAGTAGATGGGGCTATTTACATTTGGTCAGCAACTAAGCCTAATTTAGACGTTAACGAATATGCAGTTAGTCGCATACCCTACCTTGCTAATGTGACCCTAGGCAATGATGATGATCGTATTATGCGTTTTTGTACTGTCGATCGTTATATAAGAGTCAGTGTTGACTTCAAACATGGGTACGTACTGTGTGGCTACGTGAATGGTAAGCATGATGTGCTACGACTCGATGAGGTTAAACAAGGTAATTATGATGTGCTATATAGTTTTGATGTTGCCAACTATGGGTTCGACGAGAGCAAGCAAACCTACCAATCACAAGGCATTGACTTTCCTTATGTTTACTTTCACTCGGGTGATTACAACATGAAAGACCCTCGTATGGTGTACGCAGTTAATGTTGTTCATGGTGGGCAAGAATTTGCCTCTAACTATTTACTGGATATGAATTTAGGGTTAACCGATGATGTTATCGAACCTGAAACATGCAACATTATCTATAGTCAGACTAACCAGCCGGAACTATTGGTTACCTTCAATTGTAAATACCAAGGTGATTCTTTAGAACGTGTCTTTGTAATACCAATTAAGGAACGTTTGCCAATGAATACGATTAGCAATGATTAAGAAAGGAGGTTTATAAATGGCAGAATCTAATGCAACTCAGGTCATTCTAACCGATGATGGCATTAAGATTATCAATGCTCAAAATACGGCTGATAATGCGGCTAGCCAAGCAGGAAATGCTGATAGCGCTGCTTTAATTGCACAGTCTACAGCGAATGCCGCTAAATCAGCCGCAGATAGCAATTACAACTACGCCAATTCAGAAATAGCCGTCCAGTCTAATGCTACTGCTAAGGCTCAAAGTACAGCTGACAATGCGTTTAGCCAAGCTCAGGCAGTTGGTAGCCAAGCTAGTGCTGGGATAAGCAACAACTCTACAGCTACTGCTAAGGCTCAAAGTACAGCTGACAATGCGTTTAGCCAAGCGACTACAGCAATAGATAATGGTAAAGTAACTAGTCAAGCAGTGACAGACCTAAAAGACGGTTCCAAGCTAACGATCGCTGACCTAGAAAATGGACTAGCCACTAAGGTTGCTAACTCAGACTATGCTAGTTACAAGGTTCAGACAGCTAGCCAGATAGCGCAGAAAGTTGACAATGGTACTTTCTCAGCCTATCAAACGACTACCGCTGACTTAATAGCCCAAAAGGTGGCTACTAGTGATTTTTCAGCCTATCAAGCTACAACCGCTAAGTCGATTGATAGTAAGGTGTCGTCTAACAACTTTAATACGTACAAGACACAGACTGCTGACTTGATTGATGACAAGGTTTCTAGTTCACAATATAGCTCTGACAAGACACAAACGGCTAGTCAAATAGCGGATAGGGTAAGTAATAGTGCTTTTTCAACTTATCAAACACAAACTGCTAGTCAGATAGCCCAGAAAGTTGATAATGGCACCTTCTCAGCTTACCAAACAACTACTGCTGACTTGATAGCCCAAAAGGTGGCTACTAGTGACTTCTCAGCCTACCAAGCTACAACTGCTAAGGAAATATCTAGCAAGGTTGAGTCTAGTGACTTCAAAACTTATCAAACACAAACTGCTGACATGATTGCTAGCAAGGTTTCTAAGAAAGACGCCAATAACGTCAATTTGATACCATATTCAAGCCACTTTACTACCCCACTTACTGGTTGGACGTTAATGGACTGGGGGGCAACTGACCGGAAACTATTAGTGACTACGCATAATTTCTATCAGAACGGCACCGGGGCCCTGCTTTATTTAAATACAGCTCAAAATGGTACTGCTGCCGCTGGCTCAAATCGTTTTCCATTATCACCAAATACAACTTATACGTTCCAATTTAAAGCTTTTGCATCTTCTAATGTTGTCGGTGCAAACGTCTATTTGTTAACTAGGACTTATGGGTCTACTAATGATTACGATATCGTTCACGGACTGTTTACGAATTTGGTAACTTCTCCGTCACATATTGACCAGTATACGGTTACTTTCACAACTGGAGCTAATGATAACGAAGGCTATATTCGAGTTGACAACATCGGGTCTAATAATAGCGCTTCTTCTGGTTTATTCTTTACAGAGCTAAAACTAGAACTTGGTGGTGTGGCCACACCTTACGTATATGGTGGTCAAGACTCTATGATTTCTCAAATGTCTGATGATATTAACCTTAGAGTTACTAAAGATGGCTTGATTGACCAGATTAATATTCAGGCCGGTAATACCCTAATATCATCTAGTGGTCAACTAACGCTAGCTGCTGACACGATTTACTTTGATACTAAGAAGCCAGTTATAATTCCTAGCGCCAATATCACGGGGACACTAAATGGTAAAACGATCCATGGCGGTAATGTCATTAATGATGTTAATAATACTGCGAAGTTTTATCCAACAACAATATCTAGTGACGGTCATATCTATACGACGGGGTTTAATTCTGCTGATGCTATGCAAACAGATTTATCAACTGGGTCATTAACAACAAAATACCGTGCCACTAACACGACAAGCTCAAATAATCAATACGAGGCATATGATGCCACCATTCAGGCTGACCAGATTGTATTGCTTGCTGGTCACACAAATGGAAAAGATATGTCTTTCTCGCAATCATTGACTGGCGGTAATCAAGATGGATATGTGTTAATAAGTCCGCTTAATGGGATTACCTTACATGGAGATACTCAACAAATCACCTTTAACGGTACTTCTGCTGATGTTACACCGAAGGGTATCATTATTACGCCCTACGGCAATATCAACCCTAATGGCACACAGAATATCTGGTATGTCGGTAATGGTCCAACTATGAAGACGGCCAGCTTTGGTATTGATGGCTCGGGTGCTAATAACATTCAATTTAATCGTTCTTTAGATATTGGCAACTTCAACATAAATACCTATCACACGATTACCAGTTCCGACAACCGCCCGATTCATTTCAATCGTGCTAATGGTAGCTCTGTTGATATATTCGCTGCTACGGTTAACTATACCTCACTAGTTAAATCGTCCCTATTAAGCGTCAAGAAGGACGTTAAAAAGGCTGACACAGCTTATTGGGCGCAGCTAGTTAACTCAATTGATTTAGCCACTTATCAGTACAAAACAGACGATAATACCAGTCATTTGCGGCTGTCTAGCATTGTTGACGACGTTAATGTAACAAAACAGTGGCAATTGCCAGACGTATTTATTAGTCGTGATGAAAACGGCAAGCTAAGTGGGGTGGATGATAGTGTGCTTTTAAATGCCACCCTAGCCACGGTACAGGAACAACAGAAGCAAATTGACCAACTAAACGGTCACAACATGGAATTGGAAGCTAGACTAAACAAATTGGAGGCCAAATTAAATGGATAGCATTTTGATTACAAATTACAAACCAGATTACACGAACAACATTATGACCATTAGCGTTCAGATTAACACGCTGGGTATCAGTTCACAGGTCAGTATTACCATGGATGAATTTAACACTGCCATTGCTGGAGGTGCTGGTGGCATTGATAGCGTTAAGTTAAAAGTATTAAATACTCTGATTGATAGCCTGACTGCTTTAAAGCCAGTTACCACGACTACGACAACCACTACCACACAGGAGGCTTAAATTATGAATATCGATGCACAGGCCTTAATTAACAAGATGACGAGTAACTATGCCCAAGCAATTGCCGTTAAAGATCAGCAATTAGCGATGGCACAAGTTCAAATTGACCAGCTCAATGCCAAGTTGGCCGAGAAGGAGGCACCTAAAGATGGCGAAAACGCTTAGTTTTACTGATACGTCCCCACAGACGGTTAAAATTGGCGATACCACCACTAGCTTTACGTTAATTTGTGGCGATGATAATGTGGCCACTGACTTAACTAATGTTACTTCAATTACCGTTAAACTGGGCAATACTAGTGGCTATCTTAAATCGGCCACAGTTGACCCGACTAGTTTAACTGACCCAACGACTGGTCAAGTTACCGTTAACTTTAACGCTGACTTGATGACTAGTTTAACCGCTGGTAGCTATGCCATTGAAGTATGGGTGGTTGATAGTACCGGAACGTCAATCTACCCTAGTGATGGGACGACTGGTTTTACAATTACCAATAACATTCAAAGCACCAATGGTACCACGATTACGACCATTACTTTTGATGACTTTGTGGCAGCAATGAATAAAGCCGCAAGCACGATTGCTAAGGGAGATAAGGGAGATAAAGGTGATACTGGGCCACAAGGTGTTATGACTAACGACCAAGTAAACACACTTATTGATAATAAAATAAAATATACTTCTGGCAACCTGGATGTGACGCCGGCATTTTACAAGGCAGGCACAACTAGTAGCAGAACTATGTGCGAACTGGTAACAAACTACACGTTAGTGGTGTAGTTTCTCCAAGTGCAGATTTAGCTATTGGTTCGGCTACGACGTTGTTTAACTTGCCATCTTCAATCGGCATTATTGCAGAGAATGTTGCTGTTGTTCAACAATCATCTGGTTGGAATTTATACTGTTTATCATGGAACCCTAACGGTGCTGTTTCAGTATTGAAACATAACATTGCTGGTACCGCAACAGCTATTACAACTACGACACAGTTGCAAGTGTGCGCTGATATTTTGATAAAGTGAATAGGAGGTAGACAATTGAATAAGCACAAGTTAAAGGCACTCATCTTAACGGTGGGCGCCATTTTTATGGCCTTTTTAATGGTCAATGTTACCAGTCAGGCGTCAACTAGTCGTGATCAAGGGCCGGATTGGTCTAAGTATAACGGTAATAGTGGGACATTCGGCTATAGTTCCGATAAGTTTGTATTCTCACAGGCCGGTGGTTTCTATGGTGGGACTAATATCCCTCAGACCACGTATAACAGCCAAGTCAAATCAGCTCAACAGGCTGGTAAACGGGTGCACACCTATTTATGGGACGGTGTTGGTGGCAATATGACCAATGCCAAGGCTATGATGGCCTATTACTTGCCACGTGTTAGGACGCCCAAGGGCAGCATTGTGGCGTTGGACTATGAGGACGGTGCTTCTAATAGCGTGACAGCCAATACTAATGTCATTCTAGCTCAGATGAAGCTGATTAAAGACGCTGGCTATACGCCGATGCTGTATTCCGGTAAAGCTTACCTCAATTATCATGTTAATGTGAGCTTGATTTTGAAGGCATACGGTAGTTGTTTATGGGTACCTGAATATCCGGATTATCTGGTTAGAACTAGCCCTGATTATAACTACTTCCCATCAATGGACGGTGTGGCTATCTTTCAGTTTACTTCAATGTATAAAGCAGGCGGATTAGACGGCAATGTCGATTTAACAGGGATCACTAAATTAGGCTATACGACTGCTAGTAAGAAACAAGCTCAAACCAACGTTAAGCAGGCTCAGGCAGCTAAGAAGGCCAACTTTAAGGTCGTTAAATACAACCAGCGAGGGGTGTTCTATCCTAACCGGACACTAGCTGTTCGCTACACGGATTCAGACAAAGTACGTCAAGTGGCTACCTATTACAAGGGTGAGAGTGTGACTTACAATGCTGTCATTATTGAACATGACTATGTATGGGCACGCTACACCCGTTCAAATGGCCTGTACGGATTCATTAAGTTAGGCATCACCAATGGGCAAGCCTACGGGAAGCGAGTTACTGGTCAGCCGGTTAGTCATACGTACTACACAGTCAAGTCTGGCGACAGCTGGTGGACAATCGCACAGCGCAACGGCCTGAGCATGACTACATTAGCTAGCCAGAATGCAAAGTCAATTTACACCACTATCTATCCTGGCCAGCGATTGGTGGTGCGGTAATGGCACAATACGACGATACAACTAAGTTATTAATGGATATTCAAAAGGATGTGGCTGCCACCAAAACGAAAGTTGAGAACATCGAAGAAAAATTGAACCAAGTTGACGATATTGGCGACAAAGCGGACAAGGCACTGGCCAAGTCCATCGAAGCTAGCCATCAAATTGACCGTGTTACAACTATTCAAAATTGGCTGATCGGTGTCTTGGTTAGTGGCGTGCTCGTCACGTTAGTTATTTACATCGCAGAAAAGTTCCTTTAGGAGGGAAAACAATGACAAAATTTTTAAATGTAATTCAGGCAACACTCAAAGCTAACTACAAGAAGCCCGCTTATTGGGCCCAGATTATCGGGTCCGTGTTGATTATTGGCTTAGCTGTCGCAACGGTCTTCTTTGGTGTTAAGATTGACGCTAATGCAGTTGTGTTAGTGATTACCGCTGTGGGGGCAATCCTAGCTTTTGTCGGGGCAATCACAGATAATTCTATTTTGGAAGATACGGGCAACACGATCAAGACTAAGTCGAATGCGTTAGCTTCTACGGAGCAAACGGTTGTGGAAGCCTTGGCGGAAGCTCAAGCTAAGATTGAAGCAGCTAACTCAGCAGCGGCTAGTCAAGCCGAAGCCCAAGCATCACAGGCAGTAGTGGCGGCTTACAGTCAAGCAGCTAGTGCGGCGGCAGTTGGTGACACGGCCACGGCTAGTTCAGCAGCCACTTTAGCGTCATCGCTAGCGGCTAATTTGGATAGCAATGCGCAACCAGATGCTGAAACGGCGTCAGAATCCACCTCACAAGCAGGCGAAAAGTAG